TAACACAACTATCCAAGGATCTACTTCTGCTCAGAGCGGAACTGTCCAGCTTCTAGCAAGCGGTGCTCTAATGGGTACTGGCACAGAATTCCTTTCTGTTATTGCTCCTGGCTATAGAATCCTTATCGGATCTGACACATACGAAGTTGTCGAAGTCACCTCTAACACCCAGGCGATTGTAAGCAACCGTTCTGGAGATACAGTAGGTGCTGGAGCTTCTTATAGCACAATAACCACGAGATTCACCGAGGATCTCTATGCTGGAGCTTATGTTGTTATCAACGGATACAGATTTGAAGTTGCAAGCGTAACTAACGATTCAGCTTTCGTAGTAACAGTTGCACCTACATTCACTGCTAGCTCTACTACAGTCTTCCTAGATAGTTCCATTGCTAACGGATTCTATCGCCACGATTATATCCTTAAGGTCAAGATCACATCTAAGAACGGTATTCCTTCTCCTGTTGTTCCTGGTCTTAACAGATATGGTCAGAAAGACACCAACGTTGTAAGAATCAATTCTCTTTCTGAAGCAGCCGACTTTAATGCATACAAGTTATCTGCAAAGGCAAGATCTCAAGACTTTGTCTATGCCATCGAGCAGGGCATGGGTGCCAGTGACTATCGTCCAGGCTTCCTCTTCGCTCCTGAAGCATATGCAAACTTTAAGGAAGAGACCGGTGTACTTACTAAGAAAGAAGCAAGACAAGAGAGAGTTAAGGTTACTCAATCACTTCTAAAAGCTGCTGAAGGTAAGCTTGGCGAAGTTGAGGGTATCTCTGGAACTCAACACATTGCCCTTATCGACTGCGGTGCTGATGAACTTAGCTTAAGTGAAGTACAAGACGAGCTTTCTTACGTTAAATATACTGCTGGCGCTCCTTTTGGTCATGGTGCTTTCTACGCTCCGTACATTAAGAACGCTGCTGATAGATTTGTTCCTCCTAGCGCATTCATTGCAGGTATTGCTTGCTCTAGATACGTTAATGAGGGATTCCAACAATCCCCTGCTGGCGCAAGATATCCACTAAGAGGAGCCACTGGCCTCCGCTTCGATATCACAGCTCAGCAGCAAGAAGTCACATATCCTCTAGGCCTCAATCCTATTAGAAGCCTACCTAACAGAGGAATTGTTGCTTGGGGTGCTAGAACAATGAGTCCTAATGCTCTATTCAAGTACGTCAACACTAGAGCAATCCTTAACGTTCTTCTTGACGTTATGGCTAGAAGCTTTGACGACATTCTATTTGAACAGATTGACTCCGCAGGTACACTCTTCTCCAGAGCTAAGTCTATTGCTTCTCAGGTTATGGGCCAACTCTATCGTCAGGGTGCTCTCTTTGGAGCAAGACCAGAGCAGGCATACCTGGTTGTTTGTTCTGACGCCAACAATAGCTTAAGTGATCTAGAAAATGGAACATTAAGACTTGATGCTTATGTGGCTACCTCGCCAACTCTCGAGCGTCTAGTTGTTACTGTAGTTAGAACACCTGCTGGTCAGGTCGCTCAGGTACAGGATACCTTCTCTAGAAACGTTGATAGATTCGATTATCTACTTAACGCTACTACCATCTGATAATTAATAATGTCTGATAATCAAGAACAAGTCTTAAATTCTAAAGAACCTCTTACTTCTCAACAGCAGAAGAAAACTGTGCACATTGAAATGTTCAGGGCTGGTCCTCAAATCAGCTCTACTGGACAGAAACTAATGTTCACAGAGGAGGACTTAGATCAGGTTGTTGGAACCTATGCTCCCAATGACCACGAGGCCCCTCTTATTATCGGGCATGATCAGACAGACGGGACCCCAGCATTGGGTTGGGTCAAGAATCTTTGGAGAAAAGGTAAGGCTTTATGGGGTAACGTTGAGCTTACCCCTAAGGCTGAAAAACTAATTCGCGATGGAGTGTTTAAGAAAGTAAGTAGCTCCTTCTATTTACCCGAGGCGGAAACTAACCCCCACCCCGGCAAATTGGCGCTCCGCCACCTTGGATTAGTATCTATTCCTGCTGTTAAAGGCCTAACCGCTTTTTCCGAAGGTGAACTTAATAACGAAAAAATTATTAATTTAACCCCCGAAGATGGGGATATCACTATTTCGTTTAAAGAAGCCTTAGAAACAAACAACTCTGCTATGACTAAAAAGAAAACAGAAGACGTTGTCAAGGAGGTCACTGTTGATCAAAGCGCTGATCATGCAGAAGGCTCCATGACCGTCAACATTAACATCGGCGGAGGCAAGCCTTCCGTCTACGATGACTCCGGCAATCAAGTTAGCGAAACAGGTGCTCCTGCCGATTATAAAATGGAGTACGCTGCTGATGAAGAAACAGAAGAAGAAATGGCTCCAGAAGCCGAAGCTGAAGCTCCTGAAGCTGAAGGTGGAGGCGATGATATGGGACTAGAAGATGAAGGTGGCGAAGAAGAAGCCCCCGCTGAAGAGGAAGCTCCTGCTGAAGAAGGCATGGGTGATGAAGAGGGAGAAGGCAAAGAGCCTGCTGGTGAGGAAGGCGAAGAAGATATCTCTGGTGAAATGGAAGATAACGACAAGAAAATTGCCTCTCTAGCTGCCGAGTACGACGAAGACGAGCTCTTCCAAGCACTGGCTCTCAAGAAGCAAGCCGGCTCCATGATGGAGAAGGATATGTCTTCTTATGGCGAAATGCCAGAAGGACTTAAAAAGCACATGGAAGAGAAAGAAGGTAAAGGAGAGGACGAAGAAGAGAAGAAAGAAGAGGCCGATCACTCTGAAGAAGTGGTTGACAACGCCGAGGAAAAGAAAGAGGAAGAAGTAAGCGATAACGCTGAAGAAGCTCCTGAAGCCAAGGAAGAAGCTAAAACTGACATGGCTGAAGAGGAAAAAGAGGAAGAGGAAGAAGAGAAATCTGATATGTCAGAAGAGGTTAAAGAAGAGAAGAAAGAGACTGCTGATCACGCCGAAGAAGCTGCACCTCTGGCTACCGAATCTCTAGATCATGGCGAAGCCGCCATTGGAGATCAGAGCATTGATACCCTCAACGCTCGTGTAGCCGAACTCGAGGAAGAGCTTAATAAGCAAAGAAAGCTTGCTCGCGAGAAAGAGATTTCTTCGTTTGCTGAAGGACTTTATGAGTCTGGAAAGCTCACAGAACAAGTTGTACCTAAGGGTGATCTTGTTCGCTTCATGGAGACACTTAACCATAAGAACTCCGTGAATTTCTCAGAGACCGGAAAGGCCTCTCAGTTTGACTTCATGCGTGGAGTCCTTGAGTCCCTACCATCTATGGTCTCGTTTGAAGAGTTTGCAACACCAGCTTCCGCTCCTAAGAAGTCGAAGTCGGTAGAGCCCAACGCTTCTGGATACGCTTACGATCCAAACACCGCTGATGTTCATGCAGACGCGTTATCTTACGCCGAAGAGAATGGATGCGATTACTTAACAGCTGTTAAGTTTGTTATTAACAACAACTAAGGTAAATACTAATGGCAACTGACCCACGTTACATGTCTTTTGACCACCAGTATGTCGAAACTGTATCGACCAGCGCTACAATTGCTGCTCACCGTTTCGTAACTCGTGGTGGTGCATACCCCGCTAATGACGGCGATTTCGCCGCTGGCGTAACTATTTTTGATGCTCCTGGCCAAGGTCAACTCACCGCTAAAGGCTATCAAGTCGATGATGGATCCACTCTCGTCTATGAGGGTCAGCTCAATCCATCCACAACTCCTGCTAAGCCTGGAGTATTCCCATATCAGGGACTTCTTTCTGTAGTAACAGAAGGAATTGTTATCGTTGAAGTTGATGCTGCTTCTGGCGCCATCGCTGTTGACGATCCTGTTTATGCTTCTGACTCCGGCGAAGCTCTTGCTTCCGGTGGTGCAGGTACAAACTTCATCCTTGGTCGCGCTCTTGATACTGCCGCTAATGCTACAGACGGTCAGTATATCAGAGTAAAGCTAGGTTCTGAAGGTGCTTCCTGATAATTAAAGGAGAATATTAAATCATGATGAATCTAGATCAAGTACGCGTAATTGACCCTATTCTTACGCAACTCGCCCAAGGCTACAAGAACGCTGAAGGCGTCGCTACATTCTTCGGTCCTGCTGTATCTATGAATACACGCGCTGGCCGTACTCTCGTATTCGGCAAAGAAGCCTTTGCTGCTCAGAATTTCCTCCGCTCGCCTGGAACTAACATTCAGAAGATCCAGAACGAGTTCGGAACACGTTCGTTCGCTCTCCGTCAGGAAGCGATCAGCTGGGAAATTGCTGAGGAAATTGCTGCTGAGGCTAAGAACGGAGCTGCTCAAATTGACCTCCGTCAGTATGCCGCTAAGGACGCTGCAAACCGTCTAATGCAATCCTGGGAGATCACCGTTGCTGATGCTGTTACAGCTTCTGCTTCCTACGAGACCTCCTGTGTATTCGACCTCGCAACTCGTGCTTCTGGTGCTGACCAGTTCAACCAGGCCACTTCTGACGTTGAGGTTCTAATCGACGAAGCTAAAGAAGCCGTTCGTGCTCAGATCGGTACCTATCCTAACAAGATGGTTATCTCTCCTGATGCCTTCAACGCTCTCAAGCGTAACAAGAGAATCCGTGACTTCATGCAGCGCGGTGTTCTCGTCAATGAGTCGACTCTTGCCAACATCTTTGGCCTTGACGAGATTCGTGTTGCACGTCGTCTCAAGCTTAACCAGTCCTCTGGTGCTCTTGAGAACATCTACAGCAACGTAGCCGTTCTCTTCTATCAGCCCTCTGGTGCTACTGATGGTTTTGCTCCTGCGCTCGATGCCAACTATGGTAATCCTGCGTTTGCTTACACCTACACTCTTGCTGGCTATCCTATCGCCACTCCTGAGCGTTTCAACATCGAGCGCCGTGTATTCACCGGTGACATCCTCGTTGAGCGTTCCTTCGAGCTCGTAGGTATGGGCGAAAACGGTAAGGTTGGCGCTGGCGCTATCCTCACCAACGTTGTTGCCTGATATATAATCTACAACCTAACAAAGTGGCTGGCCTTCGGGTCGGCCCTTTTTGTTTAAAGTAAAAAGAAGAAGAATATAAGCTATGTCAGGTCCTCAGCCTCCAAGAGATATACATGGAGTAGCGAGTAATTGTAACCTTGCAACTGTAGACTATTTTATATCTATTTTTGGCTTTCAAGAAGCTGTAGAGTTATCAAATATTGAAGATCCTACAGGGAACGGAATAGATGTAGATAAGATCCAGCTTGCATTAAATGATGCTGCTCAGTTAGTAAATAACTATATTGAAAGTGCTCCTCCACAAGGTAAAGTACTTATTGCCGGTTCGTTTAGAAGGACACAGGCAACTATTGCTAGATATTATTTAGACGTACTTCGTCCTAGAACTCAGGTTCAAGAAGCTGCTGAGAAAGCTTTACAACAATTAGAAGCTTGGGGATCTAAAGGAAGCCCAAGTGCCGGTCTCAAATGGCAAGAAGCATATCGTTATTGGAGAGCTGGTTGTTCTATGACAAAAAGCTCGTATCAGAGAGGTAGAAGCTTCACTGATCCCTCACTTAATAAGTGGGTACTACGCGAAGGTAGTAACGATAGAGGATTCCCCTACGCTAATAGAGAAGCTCCTGTGCTTAATAGATATAGCGAAAAAGCTCTTGAACCAGAAACAATTGGCGTAACAGAAGTACAATCTGATAGTAATCAGCGTTCTAACGTACTATTTGATGCGCTTGAAACTACTAGGTCTCTATCTAGTTTTACAAATACAGAAGATGCTACGGGGCCTGAAGAAGGCGACGGACTCGTTGCAGATAATACCACTGAATCTGCAGACGGAGAATTTGATAATTATGGTGGTCTAACTACTGAGGATACATTCTGATGCCTACAAGTTCTTATAAAGGATATAACCCATACTACCCGACAGGAGAAGGCGGTGGGGCAATGTATCTCACAAATAACGATGCTGGAAATTGCTACGGATATCTAACAGGATATAAGACAGGAGTTTTTCCAGATGGAACAAAATATAAAGAAGACGCCGATGCTCTTCGTCAATACATTGTGTCTCTAGAGTCTACTCGTAAATTACAAGATTTATCAGATGTTAACTTTACAAGAAACGTAAAGAAAGGCGATTTCATTATTTACGATAATACTAGCGGTAAATGGGTTTTAACTGATTATCTGTCTGGCGGCGAGTTCTAATGCTTTTAGAAATTGAGAACCAATTACACTCAAGAATACATAGCACCATAGGCCAAAGTGCCGTTGTTTTGCGTCTTGCAGAAGAACTAGATAAGTCTGGAAGAGTTGCAGAACAAGCTATGATAATAGTTAGTTATGTCTCTGGTACATCAACTAACGAGATGGGTGGTGGTGCTTATATT